CGACGCCTTCGATCATGGTCTTCTTACCATGTAGCTGTAACTCACTGGATCCTTGTAGTTTCAGTCCAGTTCCAGCCACTACCTTGGTCGCTTGATTGCTGTTCATGTTGATGTTGCCATCGGCATGGAGATTGATGTCGCCTTTGGTACCAAAATTGATGCCTTTCTCACCATAGACGTCAACTTGGCCATCGCCGCTGAGTTCCATCCAAGCATTACCATTGGCATTGATGAAATACAGCATGCCTGTGTCATCATTGAGGGTGATCTGATTGCCGCCTTTGGTGCGTATCCTTATCAGCTTGCTGATGCTCTGTCCATTCTTATCGGGAGCAGTTCCATCATCCATGACGAAACTATGGCCTTCGGGCGTGCTGAATCCCATGACCCTGCTGGGACTCTCACGGAAGCTGCTGGTAGTCAACAGTCCCCTCACGGGATCCTTGAGCGTGCCTTGTTGGTCATAGCTAGCAGTCACGTCAGGCAGCGTTGGCCTCTGGACCGTGCGTATGTCAGTGGCAGTCTGCACCGTAGAGTCTGAGGGATCAAATTCAGCTTCAACTTGGCCGCTGCGTCCCTTGCCGAGCGCAGGTATCATACCGTGTGCGACTTCAGGAATGGCTGCTATCCAAAATCCCTTGTCAGGGTGTCCGTCTGCGAACACCACCAACACGCGAGTGCCTATCTCAGGCGGCTGCGTCCACATGCCAAAGCTGCGGGTCTCCTTGCGGCGCTTGGTATTGTCCATGTATCCAGCAGTGAGAGGATTGCTTTCGTTGGCACGGAAGGTCCCTGCGCTGACTGCCTTGGTGATGCTGTCTGTTGCTGCGTAAGGGGTGATGCCATAGAATGGGTTAGCATAGCTGACCGTGTGCCAGCTGGTCTTTTCAGTGCTGTTGCCGCCAAAGCTGGCAATCCAAACCTGCAGCCTACCACTATACAAGCTGTCGGCATTGTTGACCACAACGCCTATGTAAGGACCGTAGTCTACTTTCGTGCCTGATCGCTGTGATCTATTCTCTGCCCTTACTCTCACGTCACTCATGTTACGTCACTTTCCAAATAGTTTAGAGATGAATCCAGCATCCTCAGATACCACTGGGTTGCTGTTGACTGGATTAGCCGGTCCGGTGAAGAGCCCTGTGCTAGGATCAAATGTCACCCCGGTGGGATTAGTGATGGTGGTTCCCACGTTATTGAAGGATCCATTGGGATTGGTCAGCGCATTGATAGGATTCTGAGCTAGATCAAGGGCAGCTGAACCTGTGTGATCTGTTGGCAATCTATCATTCATACCGCCAGCATATTGGGCACCCAGGTCAGGCGCTACTTGATTGCTGGTCTGAGTCTGGCTGCTGGATTGTGTAGATGATGCTTGTTTGTTGGGCTTGTTTTCTTTCTGCCCCGGAGTCCTTACGAGTTCTAAGACTTGTGTGAACTTACCACCTTCGAAATTGCTTTCTACTGTTACCACTTTATAACTGCCGCCTACCAGTTCTTGCCCCGCGCTGAGTTCCATCAACCCAGTCTTGTCATTATAATCCCTAGGTGTCTTGAATCCTAGTTTGACATAAACTGAATCAACATCAGTGGCGATGCCCATGGCGTAATTGTTGTCTACGAATCCTGAATTGTCAGCGTTGATATCGATGTCCTTGGGACGCACGCTCCTATCCTGTGGTATCCAATCAGGATCTCCTATGATGGTGAGATTGAGCGCGACGAGATCTGCGGCAGAACTGTTCAATGCTTGATCAAAATATTCCTGAACGCTGGTAGGTCTGAAACCCTTGCTGTATTCCTGCTCGTATCCTCCACCGCCTGTGGCCGTCCTGGCTGAATAGACCGTCTGATCCGGACCGATGGGATTCTTAGTTTCTGGCCTCTTTTCCACAATGGTAGTGGTGCTAGCATTGCCTTTCTGATCAGGTGCTTTTTGGAAGACTTTGAAATACATGAGATTATATTGTAGATCAACGTCAACTATGTCTGAATTCTTGCCGGTGAAGATGTAATTGTATTCCTTGACCATGCCCCTCTGGCTGACATCAGCTTGTCCAGCATGTGGATAAACCTCACCATAGACATAGTAAGGCATGATCTTATAGACTATCTTCTTCTGATAAGTCTTCCTTATCCTGTCATATTTGCCCAGGTCCTTGACCACTGGCACTACCTTGACCAATTGTAACGGATTAGCCTTGTCACTGTTAGGTGTGTCAACTATCAGCTTTTGGAAATATTGGCTGTTCTTGGCCAGCTGTGTGACAGCACCTACTATGGTGCTACCACCGCGTATCTTGAAGTATTGCTTGGTAGGATCATTGCGTGTTTCTGATCCGCCGTCAGGGTCAGGCATGCCCCTCAGCATGATGATGGTGCCTTCGCCGCCTACCTGATTGAAGGTCACTTTTTCAGTGGCTAGCTTGTCGTTGGGACTGCGATTAGCGTCAAAACTCCTGATCTCGAAATCATAGTCATCTGGATACTCAGCAGATCCTTCTGCTACGTCTTTGGCTGCTTTCCTTTGTAGGAATTGCTTGAGACTATAATAGCCGTCCTTGAGCAATGCCCCTAGGCTGTCACCGTATAGCTGGACGTCTTGCCTCAACACACCATCGATCATGTTGATGCCTTGCTGGCTGTAAGGCACCATGGTGATCTCATAGACCGTGCCAGCTGAAGTGACCTTGAATGTCATGTTGATGATCTGCACAGGTATCAGCTTAGGCCCAGTGTCGGGTATGTTAGTCACGGGTTTGCTGGCATCATCATAGCCAGCCCACTTTATCTCTAATAGATAGGGTATCTGGAATTGGTCGTGTGGGGCATTAGGCAAGGAATCTGCCATGTCCTTGAGCTTACCCACTAGGCTCACACCATAGGGTTCCATGACCTGCAGCTTTATCTCATAGAGATTGGATCCCGGGCTCTGCGAAGTGTTGCCTATCACGCCGCGGGTCTGCAGGCTGACTATGCCGAGATCGTAATCCAGCCCTTGGCCAGTCTTCTTGAAACCACCCGACCTGGCTATGGGACGGGTCCTGAGATTAGCGGAATCTGTGTTGCTGGTCACGAAGCTGTTGTATGTGCCGATGTCCAACATATACCAACCTATGTTATAGGTCCAGTTGACATACTCATGAAGCTTGTTTGGCCTCAGCTTCATCTTGCGATTGTTAGGAGTGCCACCTGCCGAATTGACACCTGTGGCTTGGCTAGGAACACCAGCTTGGCCTGTGCTCACGCTGCCGTTGTTTTCCCTGCGGCCAGCGCCGCCTTGATCAGCAGCGGTGCCGTTCTGCGTGCCTGTTCCACCGCTGTCATCTGATTGCGTGCTGCTTGATTGTTCATATTCGCTGGGAGGACCTGAACGCCCCGGTGTGGTTGATTGGCTAGCCGTGCTTGATCCAGCACCATCGCCCGTCTGCGTGACAGGCGTAGTGTTTGCCGTGCTGTTCTCGTATTCACCAGGAGGCCCTGTCCTAGCAGCAGTGGATGAGGCTTGATATTCATTGGGAGGCCCAGATGCCGTGGCGCTCGTCGCTGGGGTCGTTGGGTTGCCTGCCAGGTCTGGAGAGTCCGATGCTGTGCTGGTCTGATCAGGCGGTGTTGATGTTGCGTTGAGCCTGCTGGGATCATTGGGATTTCCGCCGGTGATGTTTGCTTTGGCTGCTGCTTCGGCATTCAGCTGGGCTTGGGTATTGGCCATGACCGTGGATTGATAAGCATCATCGCCTGCGACATTGGTGCTGGGATGTTCCGTCAGATATGTGTTGATCGCATCTGCGTTCTCACCAAAGCCGGGAACGATCATCTTATCGCCACCGATGGTGATGTTGAGTTCTCCGTTTACATCGCTAGCAGACGGGCTCACCAGTTCAACATAAGCATACTTGTCAGCTATCTGCTGGCCTGCCCTGACTATGTCTCCGTACGAATGGCCTGGAGGCAACGCTGCGATCGCTGCGTTCCATTCTGCTTGTGCGGCCTTGAGCTGAGCCGCTGCTGCCCTGATCTCTTGTTCAGAAGAACCAGCATATACCTGTAATTTCTCTACCATGTTAGATTCCTAACACTGTCTTTAGTGTAGCTAGCTTTGGCAGATATATGGCCCTTCCCGCTTGGAAGTCAAATATGGGATCTTCTATGCTGTTGGGATT